AGATTCTTGTAAAAGCACAGGATGATTTCATGGATTTTGTGGGGGCGGTGTGGCCGACGTTCATTAATGGGGCGCATCATCGCAGAATGGCCAAGGCGTTTGAGGAAGTTGCCAACGGTACGGTAAAAAGGCTCATTATTAATATGCCGCCACGCCATACCAAGTCAGAATTTGCCTCATATTTGCTCCCAGCTTGGTTTTTGGGTAAGTTTCCGCATAAAAAAGTGATTCAAACGTCCCATACAGCCGAATTAGCGACTGGATTTGGCCGAAAAGTGCGAAATTTGGTTGATTCTGAGGCTTATAAGCGCATTTTTCCCACAATTGAGCTGCAAACTGACTCAAAAGCGGCTGGTAGGTGGAACACAAACTTTGGTGGCGACTATTTTGCGATCGGTGTGGGTGGCGCAGTGACTGGTAAGGGCGCTGATGTACTAATAATAGATGACCCGCACTCAGAACAAGAGGCCGCGATCGGTGCATACAACCCAGAGGTGTATGACAAAGTGTATGAGTGGTACACGTACGGTCCTCGGCAACGTCTTCAGCCGGGTGGAGCGATTGTGATTGTGATGACACGCTGGTCACTGCGGGATTTGACCGCTCAAGTAATAAGAGCAGCCGCTCAAAGGGGTGGTGAAGAGTGGAAAGTCATTGAATTTCCTGCTATTTTGCCAAATGAAAAACCACTTTGGCCCGAGTTTTGGCCCCTAGAACAGCTAGTTGCACTGCGTGATGAGTTGCCAAGTGGCAAGTGGATGGCTCAATATCAGCAGCAGCCAACGTCTGAACAAGGCGCGATTGTCAAAAGAGAATGGTGGAAATGGTGGGAAGGAGACCGTCCCCCCTCATGTGAATTTATTATTCAGTCTTGGGACACGGCACATGAGCTTAAAAAGATCAATGACTTCTCTGCAGTGACAACGTGGGGGGTGTTCTACGACCAAGAGGATCGTAATCTACCTAATTTGATCCTATTAAATGCAGCCAAACGCCGAGTGGAGTTTCCAGAATTAAAAGCGTGGGCGTTTGAAGAATGGGAAGAATGGGACCCCGACTCGTTTTTGGTTGAAAAGAAAGCGGCGGGTGCGCCACTCATTCAGGAGTTCCGAGCAATGGGAATCCCAGTCCAAGAATTTAGTCCCGGCAAGGGACAAGACAAGATCACCAGACTAAATGCAGTTGCAGATATATTTAGGTCAGGTAAAGTATGGGCACCGCAGACACGCTGGGCGGAAGAACTCGTGGACGAAGTTGCGTCGTTCCCATCTGGGGAGCATGATGACTTGGTTGACTCGATGACATTAGCGCTTATGCGCTTTAGGCAAGGTGGGTATCTCAAACTTCCAAGTGATGAAGAAGACGAGATTCAATGGTTCAAAGGTTACCGCCGTGAGCGGTTTTACACAGTTTAAGGAATAGTCATGTTGGACAAAGCACTGTATCAGACACCCGAAGGGTATAACTTAATGGGGCAAGACTCCATTGAAATTGAAATTGAAAATCCTGATGAGGTCAGTATTGGCATTGGTGATATGGAAATTAACCTAAAGCCAGAACGTGAAACAGCAGATGACTTTAATGCCAACTTAGCAGATTACTTGGAAGATTCGTATTTACAGTCTTTGGGTGAAGAACTTGTAGAAGACTTTGGTAAAGACATCAACGACCGCAAAGACTGGATGCAGACTTATGTAGATGGTTTGAAGTTACTTGGTTTGAAGTACGAAGACAGGACAGAGCCATGGCAAGGTGCGTGTGGTGTGTTCCACCCACTATTAACTGAGTCTGTTGTTCGCTTTCAAAGTGAAGGTATTACTGAGACGTTCCCAGCCGCTGGCCCAGTTAAGACTGTTATATTGGGTAAAGACACGCCTGAAAAAGAAGACGCAGCCACACGTGTACGCGAGGACATGAATTACCAGCTTACAGATGTAATGTATGAGTACCGTCCAGAGCATGAAAAGATGTTGTGGAACCTGCCAATTGCAGGATCAGCATTCAAAAAGGTGTACTACGACCCAGCTAAAGGCCGTCAGATGGCAGTGTTTATTCCTGCGGAAGACATTGTTGTGCCATATGGTGCGTCTAATTTAGAGACATCCCCACGGGTTACACATGTGATGCGTAAGACAGAGAACGAGATTTTGCAGTTGCAAGATGCTGGGTTTTACAGTGACGTTGATTTGGGTGACCCCACACATGAGCTTGATGATATTGAACGCCAAAAAGCTGAAGAGACAGGCATGTCTGCGATTGATGATGATCGTTACCGCATTTTGGAAATGCACGTTGATATTGACTTGCCCGGCTATGAGCATAAGAACAAAAAGGGTAAGCCTACTGGGATTGCTCTGCCTTACGTAATTACAGTTGAAAAGGGCACTCGTAAGATTCTTGCAGTTCGCCGCAACTGGTACGAGGGTGATGAGCTGCACATGAAGCGCCAGCATTTTGTACATTACCAATATATACCGGGGTTTGGCTTCTATGGCTACGGACTCATCCACCTTATCGGCGGCTACGCCAAGTCAGCGACTATGCTCATACGTCAGTTGGTTGACGCTGGCACTTTGTCTAATTTACCCGGTGGTCTTAAGTCTCGCGGTCTACGGATCAAAGGCGACGATACACCGATTGCACCGGGTGAATGGAGAGACGTGGATGTGCCCTCCGGCAGTATTAGGGACAACATCTTGCCTCTGCCCTACAAAGAACCAAGTCAGGTTCTTTACACACTGTTTGACCGCATAGTCCAAGAAGGTCGTCAGTTTGCCTCATCTGGTGATATGAAAGTTAGTGACATGAGTGCGCAAGCACCTGTGGGGACTACTTTGGCAATTTTGGAGCGTACTCTTAAAGTGATGGGTGCTGTGCAGGCTCGTATGCACTACACCATGAAGCAAGAGTTTAAGCTCTTGAAAGTAATCATTGCAGAGTTCACACCTGCTGAGTATTCATATGAGCCAGAAGAAGGTTCGCGCAAAGCACGTAGATCAGACTATGACAGTGTAGATGTAATCCCCGTGTCAGATCCTAACGCGTCAACGATGGCGCAAAAAATCGTGCAGTATCAAGCTGCACTGCAGTTGGCGCAGACAGCGCCACAACTTTACAACTTACCCCTCTTGCATCGTCAGATGATTGAGGTGCTAGGCATTAAAAATGCCAACAAACTAATTCCAGTTGATGACGATCAAGTACCAACAGATCCAATTACTGAGAACCAAAACCTGCTGACAATGAAGCCCGTCAAAGCGTTCATGGAACAAAATCATGAGGCGCACATTCAGTCACACATGGCAGCGATACAAAACCCCAAGATTTTGCAGCTTATGCAGATGAACCCACAGGCGCAGGCTATTCAAGCTGCGGCAATGGCTCACATCAACGAGCACATTGCGTTTGAGTATCGTCGTCAGATTGAAGAAGCGATGGGTCATATTCTCCCAACGGAAGAACAAAACAAAGCAGTGTCACCAGAGATGGCAGATCAGATTGCGTCAATGGTTGCGCAAGCGTCGCAGAAATTAATGCAGCGCGACACGCAAGAGGTCAAACAACAGCAAGCCCAGCAGCAGATGCAGGACCCAGTTGTGCAGATGCAGATGCAAGAACTCCAACTCAAAGGTCAAGAGTTGCAGCTCAAACAGCAGAAGCAACAGATTGATGCGGCAGAAAAAGCCGATCGCATTCGTGTGGAAGAGTCTCGCATTGAGGCTCAGAAACAGATTGCTGCAATGCAGGTCGCGGCTACAGCCGCTGCAAACAAAGACAAGGCACAACGCCAACAGGAAACTGAAGGCATGCGTATTGGTGCAGAAATCGCCAAGCACAAAGCACAGATGTCTTCACAAAACGCGCAACGGGCAGCGCAGTCTAAACAGCCTAGCAAATTCCCTAAAAAGGAAACTGAGTGAACGACTACAAAACATTGGCCTATGTAGCCAAAGAAATTGTAAAACAGCGAGAGACATACGAGACCGCAGTTCAACGCGGTAGCGCTAAAGACTACGCTGAATACAAGAACCTCTGCGGAATAATCCAAGGTCTAACGACCGCAGAGTCAATACTTAACGACCTTGTGCAAAAAATGGAGAAAATGGATGACTGAATTTGACGTTGCAGCGGTTGATCTGTCCGGCATTCTTAATACAAATGCTGAACAAAAAGCCAAGCAATTGCCTGAACCTAAGACGTTTCACGTTTTATGCGTTGTGCCAGAAGCTATGGAAGAGTACGCCGATAGCGAAGTAGGCATCATTAAAGCTGGTCAATCCATGCACTACGAAGAAATACTGACCCCAGTATTATTTGTAGTCAAGCTTGGGCCTGACTGCTACAAAGATCCAACCCGGTTCCCTAGTGGGCCGAGCTGCAAGGAAGGTGATTTTGTCATCGTCCGCCCTAATTCAGGCACGCGCCTGAAGATTCATGGCCGAGAGTTCCGCATCATCAATGATGATTCGATCGAAGCCGTTGTTGAAGATCCGCGTGGAATTGCCCGCGCTGCATAAGGAAAAATATGGCACAAGCTGAATTTGAAGGCGAAGATTTTGAATTCCCTCATGAGAAGGAAGAAAAAACAAAAGCCGTAAAAGAAGACGATTTCAAGATTGAAATTGAAGATGACACCCCTCCCGCAGACCGTGGTCGTAAAGCTGCGCCCCCTCCAGAGGACGTTTCTGATGACGAGTTGTCCTCGTACGATGAGAAAGTTCAGTCACGTTTAAAGAAATTTACACGTGGTTATCACGATGAACGTCGTGCAAAAGAAACAGCTGAACGCGAACGGCAAGCGGCAGAAGATTTTGCTCGTCAAGTGTTTGAAGAAAATAAACGCTTGAAACAACAACTGTCCAATGGCAGTAAAGCTTTTATTGCAACTTCTAAGACAGCCGCACAGGTTGAATTAGAGTCCGCTGAAAAGAAATTTAAGGCTGCCTACGAGACAGGCGACGCTGATGCTTTGACAACTGCCCAAAAGGAAATTGCCAAGGCAACCCTAAAATTGGACAGGGCAGAGACCATGAAACCTATTGAGATGGAAAAGGAATCTCAATTCCAACCCCCAGCTCGAGAAGAAACGCAACAGCCAAAAGTCAGTCCACGCACCCAAAAATGGATCAATTCCAACAATGATTGGTTTGGGAGTGATGACGAAATGACAATGGCTGCTATGGGTATTGACAAGAAGTTACAACGCGAGTATGGTGCTGATTATGTTGGCACGGAAGAATACTTCCGTACGGTTGATAAAACCATGCGCAAACGCTTTCCTGAGTATTTTGATGCTCAGAGCCATGAGGACGAAGATGCCCCGCCTCCAAAAAGAAGGGCAGATCCGGTTGAAGAGGATGAACCTCCACGCCGTGCAAAATCATCTGCAGTGGTTGCTCCCGCTTCCCGCAGTACTCCACCTAATCGTATTAGGTTGAAGGCATCACAAGTTGCGTTGGCTCGCAAGCTTGGAGTGACTCCAGAAGAATACGCAAGACAGGTTGCTTTAATTAATAGAGGTGAATGAAAATGGCCGAAACACAAAACCGTTTAAGTCGTGAGTTGGAAACCCGTAAGGCTGCTTACCGCCCAGAAGCGTGGCGTCCGCCTGAAACACTTCCTATGCCCGAGGATCGCCCCGGTTGGAAGCATCGGTATATTCGACTCAGTACGATGGGCCAAGCTGATGCCAGCAACATTTCCTCAAAAATGCGTGAAGGATACGAACCCTGCAAAGCAGAAGAATATCCCGAGCTGATGATGCACGCTGCCACTGAAGGTCGCTTTAAAGGCGGCATTGAGATTGGTGGTCTATTGTTATGCCGAATCCCTGCAGAGTTTATGGAGCAACGTGCTAAATATTACGAGCAGCAGAGCAAGTCTCAAGTGGATTCAGTTGACAATAATTTCCTTCGTGAAAATGATCCTAGGATGCCTCTTTTCTCAGAAAAGAAAACCAAGGTCACTTTCGGTTCTGGTTCTTAAAATATAGGAGTCTTTTATGGCTTATCCGGTTGTTGACGCCCCTTACGGGCTAAAACCGATCAATCTGATCGGAGGTCAGGTCTTTGCGGGTTCTACTCGTGATTACCCGATCACTAACGGTTACAGCACGAACATTTTCTACGGTGATTACGTAGGATTGTCTCGTGGTGAAATCGTGCGTCTGTCTGTGTCTACTGGCACAGCAGGCAATCAAACAGGCATTTTCTTAGGATGCCGTTACACAAACCCCGTCACTAAACAGTTGACTTTCTCGCAATACTGGCCCGCATCAACTGCGGCTGGTGATGCAGTAGCTATTGTTGCTGACGATCCTGACCAAGTGTTCAAGGGTGTTGTTTGTTCTGCTACTACCGCTGTTGCTTCTGGCGCTCGCGCCATGATTGGTCAAAACTTGGCCATGATTAACAACACAGGTAGCACTACAACTGGCAATTCCAAGAATGCCATTCTCGCACCTAGCGACACTCCCGCTACTACATCATCCCTGCCCGTTCGCGTGCTTGGCTTGGTGAATGACACGGCTGTTTCACTTGGAACTGTGACTTACACCAGCATTTCTACCGCTACTGTAACTTGCTCGGCTCTGCCGTTTGCGTTACCCGTTGGTACAGACGTTGGCTCGTTGGACTCTTCTGGAAACTATGTTTCTTCGGGTTCTTTTGTTGACACCGCAGCAGCTGCCGGTGCTACATCGTTTATTTTGAATCAAGCCCCTGTTGCTACATTGAACACTACTATTGTGTTGATGCAGTACCCAGAGATTCTGGTCAAGATCAACTTTGGTCAGCACCAGTATTATGCTGGTACCAGCATTGCTTAAGGAGTAACTTAAAATGGCAATTTCACGCGCACAACTACTTAAGGAACTCCTGCCCGGCCTGAACGCTTTGTTCGGTATGGAGTACGCACGCTACGGTGAAGAACATAAAGAAATTTATGAGACTGAATCCTCTGAGCGTTCCTTCGAAGAAGAGACCAAGCTGTCTGGCTTCTCTGCTGCACCAGTCAAAAACGAGGGTTCTGCCATCGCTTATGACAATGCTCAAGAGGCATGGACAACTCGCTACAACCACGAACCCATCGCTCTTGGCTTCTCCATTACTGAAGAAGCTGTGGAAGATAACTTGTATGACTCCTTGTCAGCTCGTTACACTAAAGCATTGGCTCGTGCTATGGCTTACACCAAGCAGGTTAAAGCTGCCGCCGTTATTAATAACGGTTTCAGTGCAGCCTATGTTGGTGGCGACGGCGTACCTTTGTATAGCACTGCTCACCCCCTGATCTCAGGTGGTACGAACAGCAATCGTCCTTCTACTGCTGCTGACTTGAACGAGACTTCCTTGGAAGCCGCCGTTATTCAAATCGCTGCTTGGACAGACGAGCGTGGTCTTTTGATCGCTGCTAAACCTAAGAAGTTGATTGTTCCCCCAGCTCTGCAATTCGTTGCTACTCGTTTGTTGGAAACCAGCCTGCGTGTTGGTACTACTGACAACGATATCAATGCGTTGAAGAACAACGGTTCAATCCCTGAAGGCTACACCATTAACCACTACCTGACCGACACAAACGGCTGGTATTTGACTACTGATGTGCCTAACGGTCTGAAGCACTTCATCCGCTCTCCTTTGGAGAACAAGATGGACGGCGACTTCGACACAGGTAACGTTCGTTACAAAGCCCGTGAGCGTTATAGCTTCGGCTGGTCTGATCCGTTGGGCACTTTTGGCTCACCCGGTTCGTCCTGATAAATTAAATATTTCTTCGGAAATATTTGAAGGGGGGCCTTGTGCCCCCTTTTTATTTGGTGTATATTGACTTCAATCCGGGCTTTCCGGTGCATCAAACAGTCCCGGCTGACGACATACAGATTGATGCACTTAACTTGTATGTAAGGAATTATCATGGGATTTGCATCACACCTTGGCCCTTGGCTGCTTGGTACTGTTAAAAACACTACTGGCACTACTGCTGGCACGATCCGTAACATGGGTGCAACGATTGTTTCTCAGTCGTATACCGCAGCCACAGCCACTATTTTGGCGTCACCCACCGCAGTGCAGATGTTTGTTTTGCCTGCTGGCGCACAAATTATGCGTTTTGATATTTACGTAATTACCGCTTTAACTGGCGCTAGTAACTGCGGCGTCACGATTGGTACCTCTGGTACATCGAACTTCTACTTGACGTCTGTTAACAGTGGAACCTCTGCTGTTCAAGTATCTCCTGCAACTATTGCAGCGGCTACACAAGCTGCCAAAACAAACAATGTTGGCACAACAGACGCAATCATCTACGGCACGTTTACAGCAGCTACTGCTGACGCAACTGCAGGTTCAATCGTTGTGTCTGTCACATACACTGTGCGCGATAGCGACGGTTCAGCTAATCCTTCATCTTCCGCTGCTTAATTAGTCTAGGGGGCTTCGGCCCCCATTTACAAGGAGATTAATTATGATGCAGACAGACGTAAAAAGTGCCGCCGCTGGTGCTGGTGCGACTACCACTATTTTTGCTGGCCCAGCCCGCATTAAAGGTGTCTCAATTAGCTATCCATCAGGTGGGACGGTTGTTCTTAACGATGGGACAAGCGGCATAAACATGTTTTCTTTCACTGCACCTGCGGCTGCGGGTTCTATTTACATGATGTTCCCCGGAGAAGGTATTAAATGCAGTACTAATATCTCCGCTGTGGTAGCAGCAAGTACAACCGCAGTAGTATTTTATGGCTAAGTCCCCCGCATGGCAGAGGAAAGAAGGCAAGAACCCCGAGGGTGGCCTAAACGCCAAGGGGCGAGCCTCTGCCAAAGCGCAAGGCATGAACTTGAAACGTCCCCAGCCGGAAGGCGGCTCACGGCGCGACTCCTTCTGTGCAAGGATGAGTGGCATGAAGAAGAAGCTGACCAGCGCAAAGACAGCCAACGACCCGGATTCACGGATCAATAAGTCTTTGAGGGCGTGGAACTGCGCAGATGGTGGCTATGTAACTGCGGCTGATGGCTGCGCTACTAAGGGTAAGACAAAAGGGCGGATGGTATGACTCAACACGACACAGCTAAAGCAGTTGCAGATGGCGCAGCCGTGTTAACGTCCATTGGCGTTATGGCTACATGGCTCCCGCCCTTGGCTTCTTTATTTACGATCATTTACCTTGGTCTTCGTATTTGGGAGTCTGAAACCGTTCGCGGTATGACCAAACGCAAAGGGGATTCAAATGCCAGCGACGAGTGAAAAACAAAAGCGTTTTATGGACGCCGCTGCACACAACCCAAAGTTTGCAAAAGCTGTTGGTATACCAACGTCTGTTGCTAAAGAGTTTAGTGGAGCAAGCAAGGGCATGAGTTTTGGTAAAGGGTCAAGTTCCCGTGCCGCTGTTCAAGCTGTAAATAAATCAAAAACCGACCATGGTGGATCGGCTTTCTTTAAAAAAGGTGGTAATACCATGGCTACAAAAGGCGTAAACCCATTTGCTAAATTCGAAAAGTCTGGTAAAGACGTTGAGAAGAAAAGCATGAAAGAAGGCTCCAAAAAAGAAGAAGCTTTTGATCGTAAACAAATGATGGGCATGAAGAAAATGGCTGAAGGTGGCATGACAGACAAAGCCCAAGATAAAGCCATGATCAAAAAAGCTTTTAAACAGCACGATATGCAAGAGCATAAAGGCGGCAAAGGCACGGCTTTGAAATTGGCTAAAGGCGGCGATGCTAAGTACATGTCTTTTGGTTCTAAAGGCCAACCAGCGGGTATGAAGCCGGTTCAGAAAATGGCTTCCGGTGGTTCATTCCGCGCTTCTGCTAATGGTGTTGCAACCAAAGGCAAAACTCAAGGTACTAAAATTAAAATGGCCCGTGGCGGCTGCATGTAAGGAATAATCATGGCACGTAGAGGTAAAGATTTAGCAGGACTTGCAGCACTTGGTGCTTTGGGTTATATGTTGTCTAAAGGCGACAAAGCCGCCCCTACGGGTGGCGGTGGTAGCAAAATGCCTGCGGCTGCAGTTACAGAAGCTGCAAGCGAAGAAGACCCAGAAGAGGCCGCAAATAAGCGTACTGAACGTACGCTTATTCCAAATGAACGCGGCGCTGCTGGAACGTCAGAAACAATGTTTCCATCTAACAGAAGACCTTCAGCCACAACAGCCCCCAGTGCTGCTACAGGTTTGAAAAACCCCGGCACGGGTAACCAACGCGGCCCAACAGCCGAAGAGCTTGCAGCTTATACTGCTAGTCGTCATAGTGGTTCTGGTGGTGGTCGTGGCCCTCGCGCAGGTGAAGCAGAAGCATATGCAGCCAGTCGTAAAAATGCTTCAAACGACCGTTACCCTGAAGTCCGTGGTTCTTCTGCTGACAGTTTAGCTGCTGAAAATCGTCGTAAGATTCGTGCAGGTTCAGAAGCTGTTGAGGGTGTATATCCTGAACAAATGATTGGCGGTCCCGGTTTAAGAACTGCACAAACAATTGCTAAAAATTTGGCTGGTAGATTTGGTGGTAAGGAAGCTGCGGCTGGAGCTTCTCCATACCTTAAAGAACTCCCATACGCTGGCCCTAAACAATTACCCAATGCACCTACAAAACAGTTAACTGGCCCTTCTAAGGGTGAGTTAATGGCACGTGATCGCGCTGCTCGCGCCTCTAGTCGTAATGAAGAAATGTTGCGTGAGAATGCACGTCGTTCTGGTCTTGACCCTGACAACATGAACCCAGCCGTGGCTCAAAAAGTACGTGAAAGTTTGGGTGGAAGTGACTTTAGTCTTGGCATGAAACGTGGTGGTTCGGTTAAATCCAAAGTAAAGAAAATGGCATCTGGCGGCATGGCTCGCAGTGGTGCTTCAAAACGTGCTGATGGTATTGCTACCAAAGGCAAAACACGCGGCAAAATCTGTTAAGGAAATATCATGGCTGACATTGAATACAAAACCCCCCAAGACGTAGCCGACGAAAAGGCTAGTAAAAAAGCTGGCGCTGCTTTTGATAAAGCGATGCCTGAACCTGATACCACGACTGGTGACTTTGATAGCTACCGTAAACAAAAGCAAGGCGAAATTGCGGGGCGACAAGCAAGCCGAGATGCTGCAAACAATGCTAGAGATAACGCCAAATCTAAAGCTGTTTATGATCAGTCTGTTAAAAAATATGAACGTGAAAAAATACTAAATCCTGATGGAATAAACAAGAGTCTTGATAAAGGTCTTGATACCATTGGAGACAAAATTCGATCCGTTGGTGAATTTTTTGGTTCGAACAGAATGACGAGCATGGACGATAAAGCCCAAATGAAAGCTCGTAAAGATGTTAAAGGTTATGCCGGTGGCGGTATGACTGCTTCTTCACGCGCTGATGGTATTGCTACTAAAGGCAAAACACGCGGAAAGATGTGCTGACATGATGGCCAGCCGTGGCATGGGAGCCATTTCCCCAAGTAAGATGCCCAAGGGGAGAAAGACTGCCCGTCGGGATGACACGGACTTTACGCAATATGCTGCTGGTGGTAAAGTAAATGCGGCTGGTAATTACACAAAACCCGGTCTTCGTAAGAGGATTGTGTCTCAAGTAAAAGCAGCAGCTACGCAAGGTACGGGTGCAGGGCAATGGTCAGCACGTAAAGCTCAACTTGTTGCTAAGAAGTACAAAGCATCAGGTGGGGGGTATCGAGATTGAAAGCGCCTCAGAAATCATTGAAAGATTGGGGCGACCAAAAATGGAGAACCAAAAGTGGCAAACGCTCTTCTGACACGGGTGAAAGATACCTTCCAAGCGCTGCGATCAAAAGTCTCAGCCCTGCTGAGTACGCTGCGACAACGCGTGCAAAACGCGCTGGCAAAAAAGCCGGACAACAATTCGTAGCGCAACCAAAGACTATTGCAAAGAAAACGGCAGGATTTAGATGACAACTTCTGGAACAGCGGTGTTTAACCTTGATCTTACGGAGATCGTTGAGGAAGCATTTGAACGCGCTGGTTCAGAGTTGCGTACGGGCTACGACTTACGCACTGCCCGTCGTTCTTTAAACTTGTTGTTTGCTGACTGGGCAAATCGTGGTATTAACATGTGGACGTTTGAGCAAGGTACGCTTACCCTGACTCAAGGGTTGGCTACATATGCCTTGCCTACAGATACAGTTGATTTGTTAGAACATGTTATCCGTACTGGTAGTGGCAATGTGGCAACACAAGCTGACTTAACAATCACCCGTATTAGTGTTTCTACTTACGCTACAATCCCAAACAAATTGCAGCAAGCTCGTCCAATTCAAATGTGGTTTCAACGTTTGGACGGACAAACATCGTCCACAGGGACTACATTAAATGGTGGAATTTCAGCCACTGATACCACAATTACGTTGACTTCTGTTGTAGGCTTAGCTACTACTGGGTTTGTTTTAATTGAGTCTGAGACTGTTCAGTACGGTTATATCAGTGGTAATCAGTTGATGAACTGCTTCCGTGGTCAAAACGGTACAAATGCAGTTCAGCATTCAACAGGCGTTGCTGTTTACCAACAAAACCTTCCTTCTGTTACTGTCTGGCCTACCCCTGATGGATCACAAACCTACCAATTTGTTTACTGGCGTATGCGTCGTATTGATGATGCAGGTGGCGGCACTAGGACTATGGATGTACCTTTCCGTTTCTTGCCCTGCTTGGTTGCTGGACTCGCTTACTATCTTGCACTTAAGGTAGAAAATGGGGCGACACGTTTAGAAGTACTCAAAATGCAGTACGACGAAGCTTGGCAACTTGCGGCTGGTGAAGATCAAGAAAAAGCAGCATTGCGGTTTGTACCTCGTCAACAGTACATCGGGGGTACTTAATGGGTAATCGGTATGCTTCTGGCAAAAACAGTATCGCCATGTGCGATCGCTGCGGCTTTCAATTTAAATTGAAAGAATTGCGTATGGAGATTATCAAAACCAAAACGTACAATCTGCTTGTATGTAAAGAGTGTTGGGACCCTGATCAACCTCAATTGCAATTGGGTATGTACCCAGTTGATGACCCACAAGCAGTGCGTAACCCACGTAGAGATACAACTTACTTCACCGCTGGTACAAATGGGTTGCAAATAGTTAACTCAACAAGTAATGCAGTAGATGCGGCAGGGTTTGTAACGGGGGGTTCTAGGGACATTCAGTGGGGCTGGGCACCAGTGGGTGGGGCAAGCAATTTTGATGCGGTTTTAACACCAAACTACTTGGTGGCAACAGCATATGTTGGTACAGTTACGGTAACAGTTAATTAGGAGTTTAATATGGCATATACACGATCAGCTGATGGCGTTGCAAAAAAAGGAAAAACTGATGTTCAAGTTGTTCCTAATAGTGGCCCTACAGCATCAAACCCACGTGGTGGTAAAAAGTCTGCCGGTGTGACCAGTGAAGCGATGATGAAAGTTGGTCGCAATTTGGCCCGTGTAGCAAATCAAAAACGAGGTTAATCATGGCTAAATTTAGTAAAAAAATGATGGGTAAGGAAGTTGGTGATGCCGCTACTTATGCCAAACCGCATACTATGACTGGTAAGAAGGTACAGGTATCAACTAACCCCGGTAAGCCTTCAGACATTAGTAGCACCACAACCATGAAAATGAGTCTTGGTAACTACAACAATGGTGAAAGTACAACTAAGACTAGTGGTATTAAAATGCGCGGCACAGGTGCAGCTACTAAAGGTCTGATGTCTCGAGGCCCAATGGCATGAATTACACGCAGCTCAGCGCTAACATTCAAGCGTACACGGAGAATACCGAAGCGAATTTTGTCGCTGAGATACCCGTGTTCGTTCAACAAGCTGAGCAACGCATTTACAACACAGTGCAGTTTCCGTCTATTCGCAAGAACGTGACGGGCGTAATGTCTACTAACAACAAGTATCTTTCTTGTCCTAATGACTTTTTAGCTGTCTATTCAATGGCGGTAATTAATGCTGCTGGTGAATACGAATATTTGTTAAACAAAGACGTTAACTTTATTCGTCAAGCGTATCCATTACCAACAGATACCGATACTCCTAGATACTACGCACTCTTTGGGCCACAATCTACAAATGCAGCAGAACTGTCATTTATACTTGGCCCAACACCCAACGCAAATTACAACGTAGAACTGCACTACTATTTTTACCCAGAGTCTATTGTGACCGCTAATACAACTTGGCTTGGTGATAACTTTGACTCAGTGCTGTTGTATGGTTCTTTGGTTGAAGCGTACACCTACATGAAAGGTGAGCAAGATATTATGGCGTTCTACAACACCAAATATCAAGAAGCCTTGGCACTTGCAAAACGTTTAGGCGATGGTATGGAACGCCAAGATGCTTATCGTTCTGGTCAGTATCGTCAGAAAGTAACTTGATATGGCGATTGTTCAAACTCAAACTACTAGTTTTAAAGCGCAGTTGTATCAAGGTATTCATGATCTAACAACTGACGTTATTAAAATTGCTTTGTATACAGCTAATGCAAATCTTAATGAAGATACAACTGTGTATAGCACAACCGATGAAGTAGCAGCTACTGGTACATATTCGCTTGGTGGTTCACAGTTAACGCCTATTACAGTCAGCACGTCCGGTTATACGGCGTATGTAAGCTTTCCTAATGTATCTTGGACGGGCGCAATTACAGCTAGATGCGCTTTAATATACAACGCTACACAGGGCAACAAGTCTGTTGCTGTGTTGGACTTTGGATCTGATAAAACATCTACCACAACGTTTACAGTTACCATGCCCGTAAACGGCCCAACCACTTCGTTAATACGTTCTTCTAATTAAGGAGCCTCCCATGAGCTTGGACAAAATGACCGCTACCGACCAAGTAGCCGCAATCACAAAATACAACACAACGCCTTCTGATGAGATGGCGATTGAAGGTTACTACCACGCTGTTTGCTACAGCGCAGATGGTTTTATCAAGTGGGACGAACCTATTCAAAACTTGGTAACGACTGTTGGTAAGAACTTGACCTTGGACACCATCCTTGGTAACTCAGCCGCTGGCGCAGTTGTGATGGGTATAAAAGGTACAGGTACTGCTCTGGTAACTGATACACAGGCAAGTCACGGTACATGGCTAGACGTTGGTGGTACTCACGCTCCTGCGTACTCTGGCAACCGCCCTACACCATCATTTAGTTCAGCCGCCGCTGCAAGCAAAGCTACATCTTCTGCCGTGTCATTTTCTATGACAAGCACTGGAACAGTTGCGGGCTGCTTCATTAACATTGGCGGTAGCGCAACTAAAGATTCAACCACTGGCACATTGTTCTCTGCTGGTGATTTCTCTAGTTCTAAAGCTGTTGTTAACGGCGACACAATTGCAGTTACCTACACATTAACACTGACTTGATATGGCGTTAGCTTGGGGTGACGGCACATGGGGTGAGAACGCATGGGGCGGGGGAGAAACTTTTCCCGTCAGCGTTACAGAAACCGCCTTACTCGCTGATGCACCTGCGGCTGGGTTGTTGATTGATGTAAGTATTACGGAGTCTTTGACTGGCGGGACGGCTTGGGGTCAAGATGCTTGGGGTTCTGGGTCTTGGAGTGGTACATCTGGTATTCAGGATGTACAGACTGTAGCTTTGACGATGAATGTGGCGGTAGATGAATCTGCTGCTATTGCTGAAGACCAGTCTGCTGTAGCTGGGTTTGCTGGGTCTGTCACTGAGACAATGGCTATTGCTGATACAAATGAGGCGATAACCAGCTACAACGTCAGTGTGACGGATACGCAGACCATAACGGATGATGAGGCCGCGCAGACAAGTTACAACGAGAGCGTGTCGGATTCAGTTGGGATTGCGGATGTAGAAACAGCGGTTGCTACATTCTTGGGGGACATATCGGAGTCGATTGCAATAGCAGAAGCGCAGGTGGCTGTGCTGATTATGACCATCAACGAGTCGATGGGTATTGCAGAAGGAACGACTGTAGGAACGTATTACCAAGAGTTTTTGACCGAGTCTGCGGCAATCACAGACATAAATGGTGGTGGTGCAAACTACCAAGTGGGCCGGACGGAAACGATGGCTATAACGGAAACAAACGGCGGTAGATTCTTGTGGGAAATTATTGATGACACACAAGGCGTTACATGGCAAAATATCAGCAATCCACAAACACCGGGCTGGACTGCTATAAATAACACTGAAACGCCCGGTTGGACAGTAATTTCTACTCAGTAGGAGCAATAGATGGCAAATACAGCACTAATCGGTTTAACCCTACCAACAACGGGATCGTTGTCTGGACAGTGGGGCGCCACAGTTAACAACGCCATTTCTGAGATTGTGGACGTTGCCGTTGCTGGTACGCAAACAATTACAGTTGACACAGACATTGATTTGTCGGTTACCACAGGTACTTACGCTAGTACAGGTCTAACTGCCAACAGTTCCCAGTACGCAGTTCTCCTATGTACTTGCGCACGTACAGCGGCTCGTAACATTAACACCCCCAAGCAGTCTAAGACCTACGTTGTCATCAACTACACTACAGGTGGCTATGCAATCACAGTTCGTGGTGGCGC